CTCCCGCTGCGCCTACTGGGCCTGTAGGTCCCGCAGCACCCACAGGACCTGCTGCTCCCGCTGTGCCTGCTACTCCCGCTGCGCCTACTGGGCCTGTAGGTCCCGCAGCACCCACAGGACCTGCTGCTCCCGCTGTGCCTGCTACTCCCGCTGCGCCTACTGGGCCTGTAGGTCCCGCAGCACCCACAGGACCTGCTGCTCCCGCTGTGCCTGCTACTCCCGCTGCGCCTACTGGGCCTGTAGGTCCCGCAGCACCCACAGGACCTGCTGCGCCTGCCGCACCTGCTACTCCCGCTGCGCCTACTGGGCCTGTAGGTCCCGCAGCACCCACAGGACCTGCTGCGCCTGCCGCACCTGCTACTCCCGCTGCGCCTTCTGGGCCTGTAGGTCCCGCAGCACCCACAGGACCTGCCGCTCCCGCTGTGCCTGCTACTCCCGCTGCGCCTACTGGGCCTGTAGGTCCCGCAGCACCCACAGGACCTGCTGCGCCTGCCGCACCTACTACTCCCGCTGCGCCTTCTGGTCCTGTAGGTCCCGCAGCACCCACAGGACCTGCCGCTCCCGCTGTGCCTGCTACTCCCGCTGCGCCCGTTGGACCTGTCGCTCCTTGAATGCCTTGAATACCTTGAATGCCTTGAATACCCTGTGCTCCTACTGGGCCGGTGGGACCTGTCGCTCCTTGAATGCCTTGAATGCCTTGTATGCCCTGTGCTCCTACTGCGCCCGTCGGACCGGTTGCTCCTTGAATGCCTTGAATGCCTTGTATGCCCTGTGCTCCTACTGCGCCGGTAGGACCGGTTGGCCCATTCCCAATACCTGAATATATAACATCTCCTAAACCAAACCCATTCACTTGATACACATTCAAATCGACCGGTATCATGGCGATTACTCCATCACCATTCCCGACGGATAGTCGATACGGAATACTGCCTACTTTTAAATAATTAAGGGTCGTATTCGCATTATCTACATCTTGAACTACTGTTCCGTTACTTCGGATAGTTCGCACATTTATTGTCCCAGTTGTTGTTATTATAATATTTTGGTTCGTAGCAACAAATATACAAACAAGCTGGTTGATAATCGGCGTCACTGACGTTGTATAACCTTCACCTTGACTATTTGGTATCTTTACGGTCACGGTTTGTATTTGTTTTATGGTATCTGTTGTGATAGCAGGCTGTATAATTCGTAACTCAGGCGGCGTAAGTGATGTCAAATTATTCACGGCGGCGATTGTCTGATTGGCCGCACGTAGTAACAAATGACCCTTTTGAATATTACTAAATACGAGCGTGCTTATATTTGCGCCGGTGATGAGTGTATTCTTGAAGATGGCATTCGTAATCGTCGCATTCGTGAAATTCACATTCGTAGCGTTAGTATTTGTGAAGTTGGCACCGGTCAAATTCACACCCGAAAGGTCTTGACCTGTTATATTTTGATTTGAATAATCGGTCATCTTTTATTATTCTATTATATGTAAATTCATACTATAAGTTTATACGATTTTTTTCCATTTTGGAAAAAATTGACATTCCCATCAGGAACGATTTTTTCACCTTGTGAAAAAATTGACATTCCCATCAGGAACGATTCTTCCGCAGGAACAAAAAATTGACATTCCCATCAGGAACGATTTTTTCACCTTGTGAAAAAATTGAAATGTTTTTTCATCTCATCTCCCGATGACAGCTTCTCGCAAACAACGACAACAACAACGACAATAATCATGTTCTCATTCTTAAACAACGGCGATATCCACAATACTATCAGGGCCATCACCAATTTTCCCGGACTCTTTACTTCTGACGGAGACAAAATCAAATACTCAGCTTTGAATTACGCTACGGCGATGCGACACAATCTTCAAGACGGTGCTCCTATCTTCAGAAACATTCGTCAGCTGGAAGCCGAAATCGAGCGTCGTGACATCAACAGTATCATCTCAGGTCGCCTTCCATCCGCAGCGGCTCAATACGCCGCCGCAAAGACGTTGCCGACGTCATCATCATCTACCAACAATCCCATCGACCTCAACCTCCGCCGCGACAACGCCACCTTGGCACTTATTATGGCGAAAGAGCTCGCATTCTTGAACCGAACAATCCAAACGATTTCACTCATCGCACGCAGGTATCAAGAAGAACAGGAAGACCTCGAATTGGGTAAAATTTACTCCGAAGGAGATCTCGAAGAAGGAGGTATCAGCGGCGGCAGCAGCGGCGGCGAAGAGACGCCAGATTCCGAGCACTTTGAAGACAACGACAACGACGAAGTATTTCCGTTACAGCGGTCATCATCATCGCCAACTATCGCGTCTCCGGAGAATGAACGCCGTCGTCGCCCAGAAAATCAACTTGTCGCAACATTCCTCGTCGCAAGTGGTCGTCTTTACAACAAATTCGAGAACCTGTGTCGTCTCATCGAAACATCTATTCTTAGTGTGAATGCGATGACTACACAGGACACACCTCACTCAGAAGCAAATCGCGAGAAACAACTTTTAGCAGAACGTCTCGTGATTTCAGACATATACTTGAACTTTGAAAAGTGTAACGCAGAACATCGCGACCCGATTGTATGGGCATTTCTTGAGTTGCGCGATATTTCCGTCCAATCTTGGAGAATCATGTCGATGTTGGCATTCTCCAATCTGTTTCGACTCACCGAAGGCACCGAATTTTCGACGATGTATCGTCCGGAAGACGCTATATTCGCTCAAGGGCGCGATTACTCTCTATCACGGCACCCGAAGTTGGAGCCGAAAGGGGAGGCGTTGATGTGAAGATGATCGCGGAGGAAAAACAAGGGGGTCGTCGGTGGTGTGTGCAATCATACGACTAACAATACAGGACTGACGGAATTGACGGACTGGACTGGAGACTGACGGACGTCATCGCCATATAATGGAACCCCGAGGTAAGAAAGGTAAGTAAGTTTTTTATTCAACATCTCTTACGACGTCTTGTTTTACATCGTTTTTTGCTTCCTCCTCTCGGTAATCTTTTTGACTTTTTACGCTGCTCGGTCGCATCATAAGCAGGTTCCGCACGTGCGGTCTTTGTTTTAGTAATTGATGGTCGCACATGCTTACTCGCGTCTAAAAACATAGAGTGTTTATAAAAATCAGGTTGTAAATAAAGAAACATACGCCAATCGATACGGAAATTCGAAAATGACATCGCATCTAATATATCATGGAAAATATCACTTTCGAGCGCCGCCGCCATTAGTTCGGCTTCCGCTTTTTGTTCGTCTGGATTCACTCCTGGAATTCTCAACCCGATTGCGCATTGTGTCATTCCATACCGACCCTCCAGGTCAATAATTACTTTATTTATACCGGATTCTCCAAATATTACTTTCGGAACACCAACCATAGGAGCACAATCTTCGACGCCTTCACAATTTACTCTTGGATCACTCCATAAAATACGTGGTCTGCCTATTGGTGTTGAATGTATAAGAGGTATATCTTCGTCTGTGCGTTTATCTAGATGCACCCATGATTTGTCTGTTCCATATTTACCGCGACTAAATATAACATTCGGTTCTGTTATATCATGCGGGTTTCGTAATAATTGTTCGATTACATCATAACTATGGTTCGGTAAAAAATGCCAGCGAGATAAGTCGAATGCCGCAGTTTTGCCACGTTGGTCTAGAATATAGGTGGTCGATTCGCCGGGGGTCGGTTTGCGCTTTTGTATGACGTAAAAATCATACCGAGTTTGAACGCCGAATACTCGTTTACCGTCGGGTTTATTGTGTATTTCTAAATATAACATATGATTTTCATGCGTCATCAATTCGAATAGTGTTGGAGCGCGTAATGATGGTGGTTTTCGCCATAACGCCGGATGAACAAAGAGGAGAAAACCGCCGGATTTCAATAAATCACCGCTGAGAGATTTCTCTACAAATTTCGGCCACAGATTTGCGCCGCCCCCTTTCTTTCCTTCGTGGGTCTGGTCGGCATTAAATGGCGGGTTGCCTACAATTACATCGAATTTAATTGTTTTGTCTAGGAAACTAATCGGCTCATCCTCGTTCACAAAACTGCCACAGAATAGATTCGCTGCGGTACCAAATCTCTGTCGGATTATTTTGCAGCTAGCCTCGTTGTATTCAACCATATAAAGCATTCGCGTAATGATGTGTTTACTGCGTACGGCTGAGTCTATGTAATCCGGGTGATCCGGGTGATCCGCAAGACCCTCCATGAGTCGCTCATAAACCACCATAAAAAAATTCCCGAATCCGGCTGCTGGGTCAAGCCATTTTTTCATGGGGTCGGTCCATACTTCGGGCGGTAGTTTGTCAAGCATCTCGTTGATGAGTGCGGGCGGGGTGAATACTTCGCCGAATTTGTTTTTTTCTTCTTCACGGACGACCGGTCTAGCTTTGGATTTTCTAGCTTTGGATTTTCCAGGTTTGGATTCTTCTTCTTGTTCTTGTTTTTCTTCAGGTTGTGTAATGGACCTGATGTATGCTTTAATATTTTCTCGGTTGGCGTGAAGTTCGCCTAATTCTGAATGAGGCCCTGCAACCGGATCGGCTACATCACCCGCCGAGGAACATTGTTCCATAATACTTTATATAAAATTCAAATACTTTTTATTAGGTCATAACAAAAATTGAAATGATATATCCTGAATATAATGATTAACAACGGTTTTCAAAGGAAGAAATAAATGTCGGCATCATCAATCAGCTTCACAGGTTTCATCCGGAGTATGATGGAGATTGGATTTACGCTATGGCAATGTATGAATGAAAAAATAGAAAACTCGGACTCGGCGAATGCTGCCAATATAAAAATAACGCTACATGATGGAAAACTTGTCATTGCGGATGACGGAAAAGGAATGGATGAAGAAGAGATGAAGACGTGTGGCAAATTTCACAACAGGTCGTCATCATCAGCCGCCAAGCATGGAACGAAAGGCGTCGGCGGGAATATTGCCGACATCAATTTATCTGGCGGCGGGCGTGTTATTTATTGCTCTAAATCCGCGTCGTCGGCAGTCTCAGCCTCAAACCTCACTTACATGGAACTGAACTACGGTGTTCAAACCGAAGAAGAGTATCGTCCCAGACCACAGGAAGCACCGCGAAGTAGAGAGGAACAAATATGGAATAGATACGCAATCGACTCATCGCGAACAGGCACCGTTCAAGTCGTCGAAAATATGCCACCAAAAATCTACAAAGAGTTGGTCGAATCCATCAAAGCCAACGACATCGTTCATAGTTTTCGCCGTATTTGGGCATTTACCTACGTATTATTTCTTAGTTCCCCCGGAAAAACAATCGTATTTGATGTTGAAGGCGAGCAATACACACTTCACCCGATTGATATGATGAAATACAATGAAACAGAACCGCGACACCGTCAGATAGACCGTTGCTCGATATACACAAAGAACGGCGCCGACAACAACGGAGACGAATTACGTGTCTATTACACGAATCCAACAAACGGCAAATTATATTATCGTGATTATTCGAGAAGCAACAAGGGAACTGAAACAGAACAAAAACGACGGCCAGAAGAGGACGGATATACGAAAATCGGCGATTTTACAATTACACATACCTACAATCAAAAATGGCGTGAGTTACAAAAAGAAGAAATGGCGCGAAATGGAATCCATGTTTCTAGTCATTGTTGTAACGACCAAGACTTCTTGAATCACAGCGGCGGTGGTGTTCTTACGATTGCGCGAAACCGAAAACATGTATGCCAATTTCCGACATGTCAAACAGGAGAATCTGCGTCCTATATTCCATATCATCAAAACTCGAAGCATTTACTGGATTATGATGCGAGTGATTCCATGGATGGATTGTTCAATATACAACTCAATAAGTCGAGTCTGGTGAGAGATAACATCCAAAAGGAAGTGATTCGAACAATACATTACCTGAATCGTAAGTTCATCGGAAAGATGAAGACGCTGACCGAGAAACAAGAACAAGAGGCGGTGTTGGCGGCTGCTGCTGCTTCGGTGGCGTCGGCGTCGGCGGTGGTGGCGGATGAAAATCACGACGATGCCGCATCCGGTAGCGAACAAGAACAATCGGAAGACATATCATCATCTGGTGGTGGTAGCGAAGAACAAGAAGAAGAACAACGAGACGATGACAACGAACATCGTGTTGATGATGATGGCGTGTTGGAACCAGTGGTTGCGCTTCCAGCTTCTTCGTATCGCGTAATCCACGTCCCTGAACACACTCGAGAGACCATACCCCAGAATCACGGAATACAAATACTTCAAACGCTGAAACAACAACCACAATATCATGATGCGATGACCGACACAGTTGATACATTACTTGTCGATTGTTGCCGTCGTATTTCAGATGAACGAAACGGGAGATTCATTACGAAGCGTCTCATCAATATCGGTTCATTTGAAAATAAGTGTGATTTGTTATGCGAGTTACTCCAAGGAATTTACGTATTACCAGATGATACGATGCGACATGGCGCAGATCTTCATCGGAAATATAATGCGGTGGTGGCGGAGGCGGTGGCGGCAACCGAGCAGCACGACTAAAACCGCGGATGCGGATGCGGATGTGCCAACACGACGACGGCCGTGGAATAGAAGAAGAAATTGTAAGTGAAAGGTAAGTATTTTTATTTGTTGAAGTTGATCAGTAAAACTATTTAGGAATAATATTTGTATAATATATAATAATAGTTTACAATGAGTGAACCAGGATCTCCTCGCAAGAAACAAAAGCACAACCCCCCTCTTGTAATATCGGAGAATGATAAATTTAGACAGGACTTTACAGGTGAGGATCCGACAGCGGATGATATAGCTGGACAAGCGGTATTTGATAGATTTATGACTGACCGCTTCAATGATATTGAAAGAATATTGGATCTTTTTGATGAAAAAGGTAACTTGAAAACAGAATATGAAAAATATCTCTCCGCAACCACTTTCAACGATTTATATAAATGGACTATGAGTCCGGTAATTCGAAAATTAGAATCAATGTTTGGTAAAATTATTGTAACATTTGGAATTGATTTAAGAGATGAAGACATGAAAACGGTTTTACGGAGTGATCCAACGTTACAAAGGTATATATTAGAAAACTTGAAGTCACTTGAAACCCGAGAATTTAACGAGGAGATATTTAAGATTGCGTTATTTGGACCAGCAAGAGAAGGGATCCTTACGCAAGAACAAATAAACGATGTTGTTTTTGAGGCTAATGGCGCAAGAACGCTTGTTCCATCTGGAGGTGTAAAAGATTATGGTACAGAACCAAATAGAACAGGAAGAGATTTTACGGAAGTAAAAGATGTATCTATTTATTTTTATGATAAAGAGGTTAAAGGTAAAATAGAACATTTTATAGAAGCTGTAGGGCCATGGCATAAAGTTACTTGGCTAGAAACAACTATGATGCAGGCAGTATATGTAGCAAAATTACGTTATGATTTAGAGGAAAGAAAAGCATCCTACGGAGAATGGTTATATAGTGCTCTTTTACGGTGTGCAAAGTCAATTGCATTTACGAAAAAAGAATGTACTGCTAAAAATGTAAATCCTGCACTATTTGCGGGTAGAAGAACTGGTGGTTTACCATTTACTTTGCTACAACACTTAATGTTTGCAGACAATTTTACTCAATTCGTTTCTCCTACCGAGAACGTAACAATAGAAGGTAGCAAGTCGAATAAAGATATGTTGGCATGTCTTGGAACGTCATCCTGTGATGCTATATATATTCTGAATCAATTAAATTTACCGTGCCACAATCCAGTTGGAACACATGCTCACGAATTATCTATGGTTTCTTCTATACTTTTTGCGCATTTAGATATGCAATATAGGATGACTGCATCAAAAGTCCAACTAAAACTTCCTGTAAGTCAATTAATAGGTCATTATTTGTATTATAAACATTCTTATAAAGCGGGGCCTATGCCGATGTTACCAGATACGCTTGGGTCAAGAGCGTTCTGCATGGGGGCATTTAATAGTAAAGTCAATAAAAAAAAAGGTGACATAAGACTTATGATTAAACCTACTGGTAAAGATGATACTTGGAAATTACTTGATATCATAAATTCGGCAAGGCAAGATTCAGGGGAGCTTGATAATTTCTTACAAAATATGACAGATTTCGGTTATAATCATCCGTCTATGGCGTCAGAAATAGATACATGCGGTACTCTTCGCGATGCGGTAAGGTTAGGATATAAAAGTTTTGGAGCAGGAGGTTTCTTTGGAGATAGTGCAAAAGTATGGGATGATAAAACGATTTCTAGTAACAGTATGGCTGTAAAAGCCGTCAGGGTAATTTTTAAACCTCGTTATAACTTTACAGGAAGTCCTCCTCCTCCAATTTTGGCTAAGTTAGAAAATGGTTTATATGTAGGATACCCTGGAAAAATTGGTGATCCGAAAAAAGGAGAAACACAAGGTCAGGGTAAATTATCACTTGATAAAAATATACCTGATGTACTATATGAAGCTATAAAAACATATTTATATGATGTGAGAACCTCTTGTGGTAATCCCGGTGATAAACCGTTAGTACTAGAAGAACAAATTGACATTGATATAATAATAACAGAGGAAGAGCAAAGGCGGCCTCTCGAACGCCCCACAGCAGATGAAAAAGCTGAGCCTGTCGGATTAGGCGGCCGTCGCACCCGTCGTAGAGCCCGTAAGGTCACCAAGAAGCATGTTCGCAAAAATATCCGTAAAAGCAAGCATATGAGGAATCGTCGTTCAAACCGTCGTAAGTCTAAAAAATAAATAGGTTATTCAATAAAAAATAATTTTTACCTGGGAATTATTTTTTATTACGCTTCACTCTGGCTCCGTTACACTCCGCTTAATACTCCCTGAACTGGTCGCGAATGTGTTCATATACCGCAATTGCATCCCGCGCGCATGTCGTAATATACTCTGCCACGATCCCTTCATCAACACCAACGGTCTCTGCGAACCCGACGCGTATCATGCTATCCGGGTTATGCGGGTGAATCTTGCGGAATGCGCAATACGTAACTGTCTGGTCCTCAGCATAATGTTTGTCGTGGAGGAAGAACTCGAGCACCTTCCCTAATGTATAATCCTCCCCTTTAAGTTCAATATCGAACCCGTTCTGAATCGTGCTTACCGTGGGAATAATGTGATTCTCGCCGCTTTCGATATCACGGATGAACTTCGTACATTTGTTAATCATGATCTGCGCGGCTTTCTGGACGATATCCGAATTCGTGAAAACGCCTACAGTCTCCACGACGAAATCGAAACTGTCCTCTTTCGTGAAACGTTGTGCGTCGAGGAGTGCCCAATTCTTGCGCTGGGCTTTCATCTCTTCGCTGCCCACGGCGGCTACACCTTCCTTCACAAGTTCGGCTTCCTTGATGCGCCAGGCCTCATCCACCTTGGCGGGGTCCATCGTCATTTGGTAGGCACATGTGCTGACGACGTTAAATGCGCCATCTTCTTTGGCGGTGCCAATATCGAGATCGCATGTCATCACGAGTTGCTCACCTTCACCGTATTCGGTCATTTTCGGGAGGAGGCGGGCGAACTCGATGAAATCGCCTGTGATTACGTTTGGAGGGAAAATTTCATGGACTTTCACATCGGTAAGGTATTTGCCGTTAGTTTTGTTCTTCATTTTGAAGTCTTTGGTCGTGACATAGCGGATTTCACCGCCATCGGCGACAACGCTAATTTCAAGTTGATAATCTTGAAACGGAAAATCTTGGTCGGTGATGTGTATTGGGACGCAACTGAGGCGTTGTTTTAGAATCTCGTTATGAATTCGTGATGTGTTTGTGGTTATCGAAGCTTTACATTCCGAGTACGGGAACGTGCGGAATACAAAAGTCGGGATGTCGCTCAGAATGACACGCCTGAGTGCGTTGGCTAGACTAACATTCAAACTGTCGATGGTGAATTTGAGTTGGCCATTTTCGTCTGTTTTTGAGACGATTCTTGGTATGTATTTGCCGACAGCAGACCTTGAATGAAACGGAGCGAACGACGCAGCAGCGGAACCAGATGACATTACTCAATAGTAAAGAATAAGTGATACGTTTAATATAGATTGATATAATGATTTACTATCAATTTTTCTTGATTACATATTTCAAGATATATCATATATTCGTTTATTGTTTGAAATTAATATAATATATAATCTGTATATTATTATGTACTCTCTACCTAAAACTAATAATAATAAATATAATTTGAACTTAAATGAGTCGAATTATAAAATTCCTTTTGAAATTAATATACACGAAAACGATATTAAACTGTATAATAAGCCAGATTCTTATGACAAAAAAAATTTAGAAAGCATGATAAAATCTTACAATAAAATTAACGGAGAAATATTATTGACTAGTGGATCTGATATGGCTTTACATTTAATTATAGAGGTTTTATTTTTTAAATTAAAAAAAAAAACAATATTAATACCTATCCCAACCTATACACATCTACAACTTTATTGCGAAAAATATTTCGACACATCGTTTGTTGAAACACATATTCACGAAACACCAGATGAAACATTTGAAAAAATGTCAAACGCTTTAATGACAATAAAACCAGATATTATATATATTGTGAGCCCAAATAATCCAACAGGAAAATCGATATCAAATGAAAACCTTAAAACGCTATTTAATTTGTTTCAAGATACATTCTTTATAATTGACGAAGCGTATATTGAATTTTCACAATATAAATCAATATGTGACGTTGTTCATAATTATAATAATGTGGTTGTTACAAGAACATTTTCAAAATTGTATGGATTAGCTGGTATTAGAATCGGTTATTTAATAAGCAACAAAGATTTCTACAACGACTGTTTGCTTTTTCATAATCCTAAAGAAGTAACTACTGTTGCGGTTAAATGTGCTCTTAATGTTTATAAAAATATTGAATACTATGAAAATATTATTAAAGAAACAAATATAGCAAAAAATGAACTTTTACAATTAAATAATAAACATTTTAAAAATTCAGTCAAAGTATTTCCGTCTGATGGAAATTTCTTATTGGTTGAAATAGAAAATAAAAAAACATTTGAAGAAATATTTAATAGATTTTCAATTTCCATTCGTGATAGATACGATTATTCAATTGAAAAATGTTTTCGAATAACAATTGGTACATTAGAAACTAACGATATAGTAGCTAAGGCAATTAATATGTATGGAAATGGGTTTTTATCTTATGAAACATTTTTTATAGACTTAGATGAAACTCTTGTAGTTAATATCAACGGTACTGGTTTAAGTATGATTTTTTACGAGGGTTCTATAGATATTATAAATTATCTAATTCAAATGAATAAGTGTGTATATATTATTACGAATAATTGTAGATATACTTCAGAGTTAATATGCAAAATATTCAAAGAACATGGTTGTAATATAAATTCAAATAACATCATAACACCACTGAATATTATTGTAGATAAATTTAAAAATAAAAAAATTTTATTCTGTGGAAACGATGAACAAAAACATTATTTACTTACAAACGGCGTTAATGTGGTAGATCCGAGTAACTTTATAGATAATATGCCGATGTTGGATGGAATTATTTTTCATGATATATATTCATTTGACTATACATTTATATTTAACTTTTATACATTTTCAAAAAATATTCCTGTGTATGTTTCGGATAACGACAAGTATTTTAATGTTAATTCAATTAAGTATCCCGATATGGGAACTATAATCGAAATGTTCAATTTAAAATTTGAAATACTAGGAAAACCTAATCCAGATATGATTAATGGAATTATTTATAATAAAATAACAACGATCATGATTGGAGATAGCGAAACTGATTACATTTTCAGTAAATCACTTGGAATTGATTTTTGTCACATAAAACAATCAAAACAAAAAGAATGGATATACAATACAGAAAAAAGATGTTATGAAATAGACAACATAGCGTCTTTATATCATTATTTGCGTTGCTACGTAACAAACGAGTAAAACCTTTATAGTTTATTTCATTCTGTGTGACTGTTCGGTATTTTCTATATTTTTTATGAAATTGATTCTTTCTACAACTTTGCTGATTAAATAAGGGTTATTTTTTATAATAATAGATTGTTCAATAGTTGGGGTGGTTTTATCACATGTAAAATTATCTATATTAAGTGTTGTAGCTATACACAGTTCGTTATCTATTACAACGTAGTTTTCATGAATGTAATTATTATTAATAAATGTAATATGAATACCCGGAATTCTATCCATTAATATTTCACTTATAATCTGTTTGTATGAAAAATATGTTTTTTGAATCACATTGAAACATACTTCAACAAAGTTATCTTCTTGAAAGTCAGTAAATGTTTGATTTGTGATTATATAAATATTAACATTATTTTTAGAAACCTCATTTAATAAATAAAAAAAGTCTGCTTCCCAAACCCATTGCATAAGAATAATAATTTCTTTTTTAGATTCTTTTATTGAATTTAAAATATGATCATAACAGTTGAATCGATTTAACGCGTCATGAATTATTTGTATATCATTATTTACGTTACTTTCGATATTTATTACAAATTGTAGTTTATCTATTGGCATATTTGATCTACAAACAAACATGGAATGTAAAAAATTATCAGTTAAAATATGGTTATTACCTAAAACCGCATTACTAATTAATATAAAATCATCAACAACTATATTTTTAATATGTAATATAGGAGACATTAAATAGCTATTTCCATATAATCTACATTTAAAATTTGAATATGTATTCAACTTAGACCAACTGTTGTAATATTTATCAGATACTAATAATTGATGTGTTTTTTTTGACATTATCATTTCGACAAATATATTTTCTTCAAGCTTTTGTTTAAGTATTTCATATAGTGTTTTGTTATTGAATATTACAATATTTATATTAATAATGTAGTAATAAAATCTTATTGATTTTTTAGCGTTACTTAATAGTTGATATAATATTATATCAACATCTGTAATAAAATAACACGAATTTACTTCTATTTTATTCAACTCTTTCGCATGTTTCTGCTTGATTTTATTGCCTAATTCGATTACGTATTCTTTAACTGGTTTCGTATATCGATAATTATTAATTTTATTTCGTGTTACTATATAAATAATATATACACATGTAAAAATAACTAATACTGAGTAAAATATTTTTAGATTTAATTTCATTTTACTGCTCATTTTAATCATCGTTTTATTATACATATAATTTACATATTTATTATCTAATTATTATACGATGAATTGTTGTAGTACCATGCGTTAAAAATCACATAAAAACTTATTATTTATTTAGTAATAGAGAATGTCGTGTATTATCTATTATAGTAATCATTGTGATAAATCAAAAGCCGTATTAACAGCTTTGTCTAAATCACGCGTTCAAGATGATATACATTTTCTTTGTATCGACAAACGTGTGCGTGCGGCAAATGGTAGCGGAGCTTGGCACATCGTCACGGAGACCGGCGAAAAAGTCCTCCTCCCTCCCCAAGTGAATCGTGTTCCCGCGTTGTTGCTTCTGAACAAGGGACATATGGTGCTATACGGCGAGCAGATCTTACAGCATTTTCAGCCTAAAAATGTTGCGTTAAATAACGAAGCAACCGGCTTCAACGGTGAGCCAAACGCATTTTCACTCGGACGTGAAAGTATGGGTGGCTTTGGTGTTGCGTCAGATAATTACAGTTTCTTGGATCAGAGCGCGGATGAACTGTCGGCGAAGGGGAACGGCGGCATGCGGCAATTGTATAATTATGCGACGATCAATACCGTGGATAAAATAGAGACGCCGCCAGACAATTATTCTCCGGATAAAGTGGGGAGTGTTTCGTTGGAACAGTTACAGCAGAAGAGGCAAATGGATATTCAGCAATCATCAAATGCTGGCAATCATATTGTTGGGGGGGGTCAGCCCTCCTACGGTGGTGGCGGGATGGGTGGCGGTGCGGGGTATGGAGGCGGCAACGGGATGGGTGGTGGCGGGATGGGTGGCGGAGGTGGTGCCATGCCTAGCGGCTCACAGCGTGGTCAGACCATGCCTCAACCTCAGCAATATGCTCCCGTTGGAACACCTCCTCAATTCGCCGCACAGGCAGTTTATCGTGCTCCGCCTCAACAACCGGAATATTCACGTTTGGGCAACGGAGGCGGAGGCGGAGGCGGACTACGCGGAACGATGGATACTCGACCTCAGCCCCGCGGTGGTGGAAGCTGGATTTAGAATAAAATTGAAATGTTATAAAGTTGTAATAGCATTTCTATTGTTCATCGTAAACAAATACATACAACAATGTCGGATTCGTCTTCTAATGCAGCAGCCACCGCCACCATCCCGAATCAGAATAAATACCGCACCTTTTCCATCAAGTCATGGCACGCATACCAGCAAAGCACGCCATCCCATCTTCATTCTATCCAACACTACTACGCCAACTGTCAAGAACTCGCAAAAGGATGCCCCGAATACGTCATGGTTCTTCGCGATGAAGTTACGCGGATAACTGGATGGAACTGGACAACTGGATGGTCTGCGCAGAATTGTGCGGATACGAATGGCTACGTGGATGTCCGCACCGGAAAAAAATATCCATATGGTATGTCGTCGTTTTGTGATGACATTCAATACAGATAAAAATGAATGTCGAATAGCCTGCGAGTGAAGAAACCGTCACAGAGTTTCGGATGAAGAACAACAACCTATTGATGAAAAACTGAGAAAAGGTGTAAAAAAACTTGATGAAAGTGACGACGACGACGACACCTTCGATGGGGTAATAAACGTCAAAGTCGTCGTCGTTGTTCAATTCGAAATAAAACAAAAACATTCACGACGACATACACGTAACGCACGAAGACGAGGTCGTGGTCAAAGAACTCGCAGACACAAGAAATAGACCGGCCTTATTATTTTTATTGTTATTATTATGTATATTTCCACGATGCCTACTCTTATGGATTTATACCACAAATATGACGAAATCATCCGGTTCTCTGCTTATGCGTTCACAGGTTGGTTCTTATCATGGGTTCTGTTTTTTATCATGCTGCCCTTCATGGCGCGAGCCTACGGCAAAATCCGCGGTGCTTCGTTGAACTACGCGTTTAGTTGGTTCTCGATGATCGCGATTATATTAGGGTTAGAATTCACGTTGGGATGATTCACGGAAATCTTACTTTTCAGCCAAAAATATTCCGTTCGAATGAATACTTTTCGTTCAAATTTCAAACCTTCAAACTTATACGAACCAAAATATAAGTTTGAATGACTTTTCAGCCAAAAATATTCCGTTCAAAAACATGAAAATCCAAAAGTCCACGTTTCAAACTATGACCCCCTATTTTTCAAAGACTTTACGGCCAAAAATATTCCGTTTGAATTTGAATCCCCCAAAATGGGGAATTTTATAGATTGGAAGTTTACAGTGACGGTTTTGGGGGGTGCAAATCCATATTGATTGCGTTTTTTTTAAATGTGCGTATTTTTGTAGTCGCATCATATAATCGTCAGAATTGATATTATACGTGTTTTATACGTATTTTACAGTCTGGTGGTTGTGGTAATTTATAGTATGTCCAAATAAATGTCCATTTTGGCCTTTGCGCGTGGAAGTTTTAAAACGCTATTTTCAAAACATCAAAAAAATACGGTTGTGACCATTATGCTCACAAATGCGATTTTTTGATAAAAAATATTGTGACTGACTTTTTTTACGAACCGTCCGCGGAAAGCGTTGGTCGTATATTTAGGCGTATTTTTTGTCGTAATATAAAATATAAAGATTACATCCATGGAATACCATAAACTAAAAACCAGTTACGTTTGCGATTTGTGTGATTTTACGTCGAGTAATAAAACCGACTACGAACGACATGTAAATACACCCAAACATAATAAGAATGTCCAATACCACACAAATACGCATGAATCATCGACAACAACCGGCCATAAATATACATGCCCTTTATGTAAAAAAGAATTCAAACATAGGACGAGCATTTATAAGCATAAAAATGTGTGTTCTGGCAAGGACGAATCGAGCGCATCAACTGCTTCCACTGCTGAGGTTCGCAACGCTGTATCACAAGAATATGTATCCGATGTTGTATCAAAAAACCAAGAACTAACAACCGCAAATCAAGAACTAACAACCGCAAATCAAGAATTAAGAAATGCGATGTTGCTTTTGATTCAACAGAATACAGAATTTCAAACCAAAATGATGGAATTCTGTAAAAGTGGTATATTATCAAACACAACCAATAACAACACTAACACTAACACCAATAGCCACAACACCATCACCAACTGTAACAACCCGACCTTCAACATGAACCTCTTCCTCAACGAGAAATGTAAGGATGCGATGAACATGAAGGACTTCGTGAATTCCATCCAGTTGAACATGACCGATCTGGAAAACGTGAGTAAGCTTGGTTATGTGGAGGGGATGTCGAATATCTTCATTGACAACCTTCAAAAGACCGACGTGTATAAAAGACCGGTCCATTGCAGCGACGTCAAACGTGAAACCCTCTACGTCAAGGAAGACGATCAGTGGGAACGTGAAGGACCAGACCATGTGAAAATGACGAACGCTGTCCTTGCGGTAGAACACAAGAATGTCGTCCTTGTCAATGAATGGGCAAAGGCCAACCCGCGCTGTTTGAATAGCAACACCCGAGAGAATGAAACATACTTCAGGCTATCGAAAGCCGCCACTGATGGAGAGAAGGACGGGAATATAGATAAGGTGATACGAAAAGTAGCGAAGCGTGTGGTGATTGAAAAAGACAACCTAAAAGTAATCGAGGATTCATAAAAGTTCATCGTTCATGAAACCCACATGATTCGAAAATCTTACTTTTCAGCCAAAAATATTCCCTTCAAAACATGACAATTCCAAAACTTCCAATTTCAAACCTCGGTCCCCTATTTTTTCAAAGACTTTACGGCCAAAAATATTCCGTTTGAATTTGCATCCCCCAAAATGGGGAATTTTATAGATTGGAATTTTACAGTGACGGTTTTGGGGGGTGCAAATGGTGTTTTTGGGTTTTATGTTATTTTACGCGTTACTACTGTATTCTTACGATAATATCGTTTGATGGCGGTAAACCGACCATTTCATTCAATAAGGAGGCGTTACATTTTGTAGTAATCTAAATAAATGTCCAAAATGGCGTTTGCGCTGGAGACTTTTAAAACATGAAATCGCGCAATTTCCAAAAACCCATATTTTTATGGTTTTGTGACTGAAATGCTGTTAAACCATGTTTTTTGGTGAAATTTCTGTTACTGAAATTTTTGGACATAAAACGGCGCAAGTGGATTGCCAACACCGGCGGAGGCATCGGAGAGGCGGCGATTTGTTTAGGCGTTTTATTTTGTAGAACTATTATATAAACGCCGACGTATAACATCAATGGATAAAGCCAGAGTATGCTATAATTGCGAACCTTGTAATTTTACAACAGACAACAAAACCGACTATGAACGTCATTTGACTAGAAAAAAACATATTCTTAAAACGATGCCGGTAGACCAAGAACCATCGTATATTTCGAATACATATACATGCCATTCTTGTCACAAATCATTCAAATGCCGCACCAGTATATATAAACACAAGGCTGTATGTAAAGAAGCAAAAATAACAACGGAATCCACCGCCGCCCCCACAACCACAACCACAACCACTCCAACCGAACAGTATTTACTCGAAGTGATTACCAAGAATCAGGAACTAACGTCTGCGATGATGATACTTATACAACAGAATACAGAACTACAGTCAAAATTGGTCGAATTCTGTATGAACAATCCAACCAACACCAACACCAACAGTCATAACATGACTAACAGCAATAACACCAATTGTAACAACCCGACCTTCAACATGAACCTCTTCCTTAACGAGAAGTGTAAAGATGCGATGAACATGAAGGATTTCGTGAATTCGATTCAATTGAACATGACCGATCTGGAAAACGTGAGTAAGCTTGGTTATGTGGAGGGGATGTCGAATATCTTCATTGACAACCTTCAAAAGACCGATGTATACAAGCGACCGGTCCATTGCAGCGACGTGAAGCGAGAAACCCTCTACGTCAAGGAAGACGATCAGTGGGAACGTGAAGGACCGGACCATGCGAAAATGACGAATGCGGTCCTTGCGGTAGAACATAAGAATGTTGTCCTTGTCAATGAATGGGCAAAGGCCAACCCGCGCTGTTTGAATAGCAATACCCGAGAGAATGAAACATACTTCAGGCTATCGAAAGCAGCCACTGATGGAGAGAAGGACGGGAATATAGATAAGGTGATACGAAAAGTAGCGAAGCGCGTGGTGATTGAGAAGGATCCATTATAATATTAGAATAAAACCCGTGAAAATATTCTCTTTAATTTTCGGTATAAATATAATCGTGTAATTATTATATCTATTCATTTCATTAATGTCAAAATATGACGTTGATTATTCCAACACAATTATTTACAAAATTTATTGTAAAGATGAAAATATACAAGATGTTTATGTTGGTCATACTACTAACTTTGTTCAACGAAAGAAGGCACATATGTCATCATGTATGAAGAGTAATTATTCAAATCATAACTGTAAATTATACCAAGTAATACGAAATAATGGCGGTTGGGATAATTGGCAAATGATGATAGTTGCCTTTTATAATTGTAAAGATCTTTATGAAGCGAGACAAAAGGAACAATATCATTATATTGAATTGAAAGCTACGTTGAATAGTGTTAAACCGATGAAGTCGGAATACATACATCTGAAAAGGACAAAATGTAATAAGAGTAAAGATGAATGTAAGAGTAAAGATGAAATTAACGATAAATTTGTATGTGTAAGTTGTGACTTTAGATGCTCTAAGCGTTCTAATTATAATACGCATCTTTTGACACATAAACATAAAAAGATAACGGAGGATACCAAAAATGCCAGCCAACAGTCCACATCGTTCATCTGTCCCTGCTGTAACAAGAAATATTCACACCTTTCTGGATTGTGTCGGCATAAGAAAATATGTGTGGCGGTTAAACAAGATATTAATGAAACGGTAACCACCAATACAGTATTCGAAACAAAACCTAGCGACGATTCTTATCCTATTGAGAATATGAAAATAACACCGGCAGAACTTCAGAATATGATAACTGATACACAATTTTGTAAGAAAATGGTGGTTGAACTAATAAAGACCAACAACAATTTACAAGCGCAGATTTTGGAAATGATGAAGAACACGCAATCACAATCCATAGAGACAATCCCGCCATCATCGACTATCGGAGTTGCGTCAAATGGCAACAATAATACTATTAACGCCAACACCACCAATAATAGTAACAATCCCACCTTCAACATGAACCTCTTCCTCAACGAGAAATGTAAGGATGCGATGAACATGAAGGACTTCGTGAATTCGATTCAATTGAACATGACCGATCTAGAGAATGTAGGTCGGCTTGGTTATGTGGAGGGGATGTCGAATATCTTCATTGACAACCTTCAAAAGACCGATGTATACAAGCGACCGGTTCATTGCAGCG